CGTGGCGGACACGTTCACCGAGTCCGTGGCCGGCACTATCTCGGTGACTTGGTAGCTGCGGCTGAAAGAAGTTAGCTGCCCGACAATCACCGTGGTTGATTCCTGGCCGGAGTCAATGCCAAAGATGGGGAACGGCGGCGCTGCGGATAAGGTCAACTGGTTTCCGTCCATGCTGGCGTTAATCAAGTCCGACGGCTGGCCGTACTGATCCCGCAAGCGCACTACGCACGCTGCCGATACCGCCAGGCCGTCCACCGTCAGCACCAGGCCGTTGACTGCCAACACTCGGACGGTCTGCACGGTATCTAGCACGTTCGACAACACCGCGATACGGTCGCCAATGCTGAAGGCCAGCGAGTCAAACTCGGTGTCGAAAGTGACCAGGCGCCGCAGTTGATCTTTGCGCGCCCACAGATACTTGGCTTGCTGCAACGCGGTGTTCTGGTTGGTGCAACCGTCCAGGCTTGTTTCCTGCGGCGACAATGCCAGCGACGGCCACACCACGAATAGTTCAGTGACGCCGTTCGGGTCTTGGTAGCCGATACGGAAGCCGTCGATATCGCCGTTGACTGGACCAATGTTAATGCCGCAGCGGTAGCTGTCCGCGCGCATTTGCTCCTGGCTAATTACAAACTGATCGTAAGGCTTGGCGTCGTCCGGGCGCAGCGACAACAGCCGTGCGTAAGCCTGGGGCTGGGCACGGTGACTGAGGCCGATAGTTTGCAAGGCCGCGTACACCGTGGTGGCGTTTTCAAAACGATAGTTGAAACCGTTGGTGGCGTTCCACCGCTGCGCCGTTACCTTCAGCGCCGGCAGATCAACACCGCCAGGATCGGCTTCACGCACCACCTGGGCGAAGGCATCGCAGACATTGGTGGTTGGTGCCTCCACAGTGAAGTCGCTCAACGTGGTTGGCAGAATGCGCGTTGCCTTCACCATGATCTTGTCGCTTGATGAAGACAACGCCTCCGACGCCTTCAAGCGCATGGCCAGTAGCGTCACGTCGCCATAAGCGAATGAACCCGTCGTGTTAATGCAGTACGCCTTCAGACCGTTCCAGTAAACCTTGGAAGTGGTTTGGGTAACGATATCGTCTTCGTCGTTGCGGCGTGCGCGCACTTTGTACCGGCCGGCGGGCACCGCAATGCTTTCCGTTCGGCGCTGCGGGTCGCGGTTGTTGTTGGTGTAAAGGAACTGCCGGATGATCGGCGCGCCAACATCGATATCGTTGTCGTCGATTTGCTGTATCTGCAAATCAATCCAACACGACATATTCTTCAGCCCGCCTTCGTTGGTGGTGTAAACCAAACCGTTGGGGAACTCAAAATCAACTTCAATGCGGTCGGTAGTCTTGCCGACAGGGCACGCCGCGAACCAACCGCGCCAGCCGCCGTCATAGTCCTTGGCCAACATATACCAGTGGTTATCGGCAACTAAAGACGAAAAGAACATCTTTCCGTCGCTGCCGATGCTTGTTATGGTTTTAACGGACTCGTGCATCGCCCAGCCCGGACGGCCGATGAAAGTCATCACATCGCCGGCCTTGAAACCGGTAGGGTACTCGGCACCCTTCATGCCGTTGCCGGCATTGTCAGGGGCTTGCCCCGCCCAGGTCGTATTAGAGTTGCGCGCGAAGTCCAGGCCTTGCACGTCAACGGATGAAACCACGTCTTCGTAAATACCGAACTGACTTTGAATTTGGCCGTACTGCGCTTTATGGTCGGCAGGCAGGAACAGTTGGTACTCCACCAGTCCCGGAGGGATTAGGTTCAGCGGCGTATTGCCGACGCGGATTTCATCGAGCCGATATTTGCCGGCGCCGATCAAAAGTATCTGGTTGATATACTGCTCGTTGCCGACAAACTGCGCGTAAGGTTGGCTGGCTACATCCGGGTAGCACCACAGTTGACCGAAGTGTTCAGTGATGATCTCGCCGAGCGCCGGCACGTTCTGGCCGGAGCCAATGGAATAAACGCGGCTGCCTTTGGTGCGTTGCTTTGCCTTCGGCATCGTCAGCAGGGTAAATGCCACGCTGATCAAAAGCACCGCGATTTGAACCAACAGCATGATGGTGGCGGTTTCTAGGCCTGCCGGGATCGACGGCATAATGACTACGGTATCGGACGGCGACACGTCGTAATCGTAATCCTCAACCGGCAGCAGTTGGCTGTTGACATAGATAGCTGAAGACGGTCCGGGGAAACCGTCCGGCCAATGCGATTGCAGCAAGTCAATCAGCGGACCCGTGTGGTCTAGTTCGTGATGCTTGTCTACTTTGTAGATATCAGCGAGGACGTAAATCATGCCCGCCACCGATAGACTTTACGGTATAGGAAACCACGACGGCGAAGCCCGGCATCGTTTTGAATTATGCAGCCGTACTTTTTATCATTGTGCAGAACCCATAAGTCCGCCAGGATGATGCCAACATGGCCAGGCGTGCCGGAGTGCGGCGATAAGGTAATCACATCGCCGCCGCGTCGATCGGCGTAATCAATGTTGATCCAGTTGCCTGTTTGCAGTTCATTGAATACTACTCGCTCCGGCGCCGGGTTGTATTCCTCTAACGCAGGATACCGCAAACCGAAGCATTCAAGCGCGACTTTACGCACCAGCGCGAAGCAGTCCAGGCTGGCGTAAGGCGTGCCGACGTATTCCTGCGGGTTCATCGCCATAGCCCTGGGTAGTAAAGCGGGCGCACAATGTTGCGCGGGTAGGTTCGATTGAGCAAATCAATGCGCTGGGCGCGTCCGGTGCCGCTCTCAACACCAAGCGATACATTGTCGAGTTGCAAAGTGATTGGCTCCATTTGCGGATCGGCGCTGGTGTCCAGGTAGGTGGTCAACGTGGCCGAGATAGGGTCATCGCTCGGCTCGGCAAGATCGATCAAGGAAAACACACGCGCGGTAAGCGGGAACGTAATTTCAAAATCAACGATGCCCAGGTCGTCGCGTCGCGGCAACTGCACCGTGAAGGTGGCCGGCGTGAACTCCACCGGCTGCCCATTGAGATTGAAAATGCGCGGCTCAATCGAGTTGGTTATGAACGCCACTGGCGTTGACCACGCCGGGTGCGTCAGGTACAGCGCGTCGTACCACGTCGTATTGACTGGCGCCGAAGCGTAAACCCGTTGGAGGTCAGCGGATAAAGTCATCGCCCTTGCCTCCCAATTCCATAAGTTCTGCGGAGTGCGGTGTCGAGCGGATTACCGCCGCGACCGATAGCCGCAGCCACCTGGCCGATAATGATATCGACGCCGCCACTTGAGTTGCCGCGCGTCTGCACGCCGCCAGGCGCTGCGCCATAGTTGAATACGCGAACCTGCGGACCTGCGGATTGCGGGAAGCCGCCGAAGCCTGGCGGTATGCCCGCTCCGCCGGCACTGCCGCCCACGCCGGCAAGCGCTTGAACGGCTTTCAAGATCAGGAACTGCAACACCAGCTTACCGACTTCTTTGGCTAGGTTCTTCAGTGCGTCGCTGGCGTTTTCCGAATCAAAAATAATGGACTCCGCGGCGTCCTGGAAAGCATCGCCCACGTCTTTGCTCAGGTCTTTAAGTTCCTGCATGTTTTTATTCAGTTGCGTATCCTTGTTGAACTTGTCGAACGCAACTTTTATTTCATCCATGGTTTTGCCGGCAGCGGTGCCGGCGGCCACGAATTGCAGCCACAGATCGTTTTGCTCTTTCAGCTTCAGCCCGCTTTCATCGAGCGCGGTGGATATGTCGATCCACGCAACCTGCAAATCATCGAGCGTGCGCTCAACTTTTTGCAGTGACAATTCCTGAAGCCGTTGGATAAATTCTTCGTCAACCGTTTGCCCGGCAGCGGCCGCCAGCACACGGAAATTATCAATGGCCAAACCAACAGCATCGAACTCGGCACGCGCTTGCTCGGACGCCGACGATAACGACAACTGCGTGGCCTGAAGGGCTTGCAGTGCGCGGGTGTACTCGTCAACCGCTTTGGTGTCTTCCTTAGTTACCGCACCCTTTTCCGGGTCGGCTGGCGGCTTACGCAGCGTGCCGGTAGGGTCTAGTTTAACCCGCTCAACTTTTCGCGCCGTGTTCAGCCAGGCGGCGGATACGCCGTCGGCAAACTCGGTAAAATCTTTACCGGAGTCAATTAAAAATTGCTGTCCGTTTTTAGCCAACGAAGCGTAAATGTTTTCCACGCCGCCAGCGGCTTCACGTATCTGTCGTGCGGCCGCGTCGAAATCGCCAACAAGTGCGGAGCCAACCGCCGAGGCTAACCCTTGAGCGGTCTGCGCTAATCCCGCGATAGTTTCAGTGATGGAAAGGATAAGGGCTTTAAGCGCATTGGCGATCAAGTCCAGCACCAGCTTCGCCACTTTGCCCAACGTGTAGAACGCTTTGATGGGTCCACCAAGCGCTATGGCGAAAGCATCCACAAGACTTATGGCGCCTTCAGTGGATTGGTTGGCCTGATCGGTAGCCTCCCCGTAGGTGGTCATATCGTCGGCAAAGATAAGCAGCAGGTTAGAGGCGTCGAATATCGCCGCCGACAAATCCTCAATGAAGCCGGTTATCGCCTGGCTGTTGGTAATGAAATCGCCGATGTTATTGGAGGCTACTTGTATCGCACGTCCGAGCGTAAGCGGGATTTCCGCTACGCCTTTGCTCAAGTCATCGTTGGCTTTGATCAAAGCCCTGGCCACCACGTCCGCAGTAATTCTGCCTTCTTCGCCGGCCTTTTTAATCTGGCTGGTGGCGATGCCCATTTCATCGGCAATGGCTTTGATAACCGCTGGCGCGTTTTCGCGCAGCGACCGCAGTTCATCGCCTTGCAGGATGCCGGACTGAAGCGCCTGGCTGAACTGGATAAGTGTACTGGTGGCTTCAGCCCCGGTGGCGCCAGTCAACAGCAGCGCTTTGTTGAGCGAGTCTGTAATGATTAGCGCTTGATCGGTGGTGCCGCCAAATTCTTCAATGGCGCGCGACAAGCGGGCAACTGTGGTCGCGGTTTCGTTGTACGCGCTGCCGGTTTCGTTTGCTATCTGAAGTGTCGCTTGCTGGATACGCGACAACTCTTGACTGGTGCCGCCCAGGGACTTCAACTGGTTGTTGGCGGACTGAATAGCGGATATGTATTCAGACCACGTTTTCAGGTTTCCGAGTATGGCCTGGCCGGCCGAGTAGACAGCCACCGCCCGTAAGACGGTGGCGATCCCGGAAAGACTTTTTGTTGCTTTGTTGGCGGACTGCGATAATTGATTGAACGCCTTGGCGCCGGTGTTACCCAACTCCAAGGTGTTCTTTTTCAAAGCCGCAATCTGAGCATTGGCCTTACGCAAATCGTTAGCGAGTTGAGCCGTTTTAACTCGGAGTTCAACTGCAATTTGTTCAGCCATTACACCGCTCCTATTGCCTTGGCGAACTGGTCGGCATTAACTTCTTCCAGATCGATTTCATTATTGCGTTTGCGCTCTCTTTCCGAATAAAACCGCAGAAGCATTTGCACGTCGCCGGAGGGCATTTGCTTTATCTCGGCCGGAGTCTTATGCAAGGCTTCAGCCAGTGAACAGATTATTCGATCTCCGTCACTAAGTCCTTTTTTCCCACGGGGAATCCGCACACCTCCATGGCGGTTTCAACGTGCTTCATCAGTGCCAGGCCAAAAGCAACACCAACGGTACCATCGAAAATACGCTTGCCGTCCTGGTGCGCGGACAACTCTAAAATACGCAAGGCAAGATCGTCTTTACCAATGTACGCAGAGATATCCTTAAACAACGGCTCACGAAATTCGACTTCACCGAAGCCTTCCACTTCAACTGTTTTACTGTTTAGCTGCATCGTCCTTACTCCTTACTCCGTCCTAAAGGGGCTGCCGCGCAAAAGCGAGGACGGGCGCTATAACCTACCGGGGGAAATCGGTCGGCTGCGCGGCAGCTTTTCTTATGTTGTCGGCGCTGGCGCGAAACTTGCTTTAGCACCCAACACCAAGGCCGAGGTGAAGGTTGCGGCCGCACCCGTCTGGTAGGATTGGCTGACTGCGCCAACCGTTGCGTTCGGGAAGTAGAACGATCCGCCGGTGTTGCCGGTGGAAGCCGGGTTGGCGGCCTTCGGCAAGTCAAGACGGAAAGTACGCGGCAGGCCGTCGGAAGAAGCCGCCAGCAGCGCGTTGTATCCGGCGTCGGTAGGATCGACGAAGCCGGTGATATTCAACGTACCGTTCGGGATCGCACCGGCAAGCGAAGCGCCGGCATCACAGAACGTACCAACGGCGATGGTGTCAGCGGTTCCGGAGTCAAGGTCAACGCCTTGCAGACACGCTTCGATCCAATCGGTTGATTCGTAAATCGCACCGAGCGCTGCGGTACCCAACGCGGCGGTTTCGCCGGTGGTGTCAACGGCAATCGTGATGCTGGTCGCAGTCGCGGTAACGATCTGGAACATCCGATTGTCGAGAGAGTTCCAGCCGGTGCCGGTGATGAAAATAGCATCGCCTGCGGCGGCAGTGTTGGTGATGGTAAGCACACAAGGGCTGGCCTTGGTTGCGGCGGTTATTGCTACGGCTGTTGGTGCTGGACTTTTGCTAATCCAGAACGAGCCGTTCTTCATGATGAATTTTGCCATTGTAATACTCCTGGGTTAGTTAAGACCAATCAACTTCAGCACTGTAAACACGTAACTCCGGGTCATAAGACCTTACGCTACCATCTATGCCCACTATACCTTTCAGGGCCGTAGATACCGCCATGGTCAAGTCGCGCACTTCGGCAGCGGTGTTGGCCATGATAATCATAGTGTAGCGCTGAATGAATAATTCAGAGCCACAGAATGTTTGTAAATCCTCAAAATCGGTGCCGCCGTCCTGCAACACGCAAAGCGGCAGTTCAGTCGGTATCGTATCCGCGTCCGCTTCGGCCACGATGTAGCGCACCTTGGCGAAAAGGCCAAGGGCTTCGATCTTCGCAATGATATCGGCTTCCTGGGTCATCGGCCACGCTTCACTAACCGCGTGTAGCGGTAATACTCTCTACGGAAAGCGTTGACCAATGCCCCTTGCGATTTATTCAGAGTTTGCTGCACGAAAGGCATCGCGGCGAAGCGGCCGCGATTGTAGCCTTTCTTAGTTTTGCGGTTTACGTTTTTGGAATACCGCGTGATGTTCGCGTGCGGTGCGCCAACGCTGGTACCGCGCAGCTTCTGGCCGACGATAACCCGTTGCGAGGTATCGCCGGTGTCCCGGCGCTTGGCCACATAGCGGCCTAAGCGAACGGCGCCAGGGACGCGCCCCCAAACCTTGTAGGGCTTGCTGGTCTTTTCGCCTTTGGTCATTCGGATACCTGGAGCCGACGGGTAGCCGGCGGCTTTTGCGTCCGCCACCATGGTCGTTTTAACCGGGTTGATCGCTTTGCGCATGGCGCCACGGATAAAAAACTGAAATGCTTTTTCATCGGGTGCCAGGTTGCGCAGGGTGGCCAGCATCCCGGTGTCGTCCCACGTCACAATGCCGCGCGTAACTCTAGCCATTCGCCACCCCGCTTACGCAGTCCAGATAGCACGTCGTATCGCGCCCATCATAGCGCACGGCGACGATCGAGAATAGCTGTCCGCTGTCAATAATTTTCAGGCGCTGGCTGGTGTTTATGTTGACGCCGGAGTGGTTGCGAATGATGAACGTAACCGTCATCGTGGCTTCTTCGCGCGGTCCAGTGGCCATGCTGTCATCGGAGTTCACCACTCGGTTTTCAGTGGCCGCCCAGCACTCCAGGTAGTCCAGGTACTGACGGGTGGGCGCGCCCATCGAGTCAACGCCGTTGACGACGTTCTGGATCATTACGTGCGTGTTGGCTCGGCCGGCGTTAAACATCAGCAGCGGGGAACCCAATAGCGCGACAGCGTGCCGTTCATGACCACTTGAGCGTACACGTCGATCATTTCCGGGTTGGAGCGCAACTCGTAAAGCGCAAGCGCCAATTCAAAGATGCCCAACTTCAGATCGAGTGGAACGTCGGCACCGGCGGCAAACCCGACTTCCAAGTGCATCGGCCAGGTCGTCGGCGGAGTTATGCGCTTCGCTGCAATCAGCAAATCGAAACCAAACTGATCGCCGGCTTGCACCGCGTTGCGCAACGGTAGGAACAGGAAACCGTCGGGCGGCATAGGCTGCGGCTCAGACCAAAGGTACGCGGCCGGCAGGATCGGCAGCATCGCCCATTGTTCGATACGGCTGCACGCGCCGCTCAGGTACATCAAGCACAATTCGTCGTCTTCAACCGACAGAATGCGGCCGTGCTTTTTGAACAGCGGCAGCAGATCAGCCAGCAGCGTGTTCGTGCGGCTATCCGGCGTGGCCGTAAGCGTCCCATAAGGGAACGGCTCTTGGAAGTAGAACCAGCCGTTACTGTAATTGAGCATTGCTGTACTCCGCCATAAGCGTCTTGATGACCGGGGCTATTTCAACAACTACGTGTTCAGCCAGGCCGTCCCGTGACTGCTCCATGACTTCAGATAGGTCGCACGGAATCATTTTCCCGGTGCTGGTTTCCACCACGAAGCCTTTTGGTGTCGGTATGAAATCCACAATGCCGGCGCCGTCGTTGCCGCGCAGTCCGGGCAGGCCTTGCTTTCCGCGCTGGCCTTCTTTGCCTTCGGCGCCGTGGCGCAGCAGGTACTCGGCGCCAGTGTAAGACTTCATGCAGAGGCCTTCTGTGCTGTCCGCCAGGTACAAGCCGTCTGACAGCATACGCCAGTCGCCTGGCGCGTCCAGGACGCCTTTGGCGGTATCCTTGGTGGCTTCAAACAAGCCGCCGAAGCCAAAGCGACGGATATCCCCGGCGCGCACCACTTCGTCGGTTTCATAAACAGGGTAGGACTTGGTTTCCGCAGCAAGGCGTTTGTCGATTGCGGCAATCGCGCAGCCGAGGCCGGCGAACTGATCCGCATTTTCTTCCTTGACTTGCTCCACCGACTTCAGACAATCGGCAATACTGCCTTCGGCCAGGGTAAGGTCTTCGACAATCGTGCTGACGTGGCCGGCCAATTCATCCATGCGAGTATCGAGCGCCAAGGCGCTTTCCGCCAAGGCAGCCGCTGCTTTGTCGCGGACTTCCGGCAGCATCGTGTGCGACACCACAATCAGGCCGCCTTCTAGGCTGGTGGTGCGCTCCACTACGCCGTCGATCGACGCAGTAGCGGCCGCGGCTTTTTCATTGAGGTCAACCAGCGTGGTTTCGTGTATGTCCAATTTAGTTGACAGCACACTGTTGGTTGCTTTAACGGCAGCCAGTTCTTCCGTTGTAGCCGCCAGTTGGTTCTCAAGCCGTCGGATGCGCGACTCACTAGACGCCAGGGCTTTGCTTATGGCGGTGCCAATGGCATCCAGTAAGTCCTTATCCATTTTGCGCTCCAATACGGGACAGCAGTTCATCGACTAGCGCCGCTTTGTTGGCGGCAGCAGCTTGGGTTACGTCTTCGTTGTCCGCCGGATTGTCTTCCGTGTCGCTTGTAGCGGGTTGGCCGGCGGAAGGCGCGCTTGGTGCCGGCACTGCATCCTGCAATCGGACGTTCTGTGCTTGCACCCGCGGCTCGTCCCCATACTCCACTGCGTCAAGGCCGACACGTTCGCGGGCTTCGTTAGGACTGAAAATACCATTTTGCACGCCTTTGGACAGCACGTCCATAGTCGTTTGTGCATCGGCTCGGCTAATGTTATCCAGGTCGAACTCAAACTCGGTACTGGCGTCCATATCGAACACCCGCTCCAGCGCTTCTTCGATCAGTTCGCAGAAGTACAGCAAACCGCTGGCGCGCCATTGGTTGATTAAAGTTTCAACCGAAGACGCCGCGCCGTTCGCTTCCTGGCCAAACAACTGCGGCGGCACGCGGAATAAACGGCACAGATCAAGCACGCTCATTTTGTAAAGTTCAACCATCTGCGCGTCTTCAGGTGTGACGGTCATTGGGTACCACTTCAAGCCACCACCCAGCACAGGTACTTGGCCGCGGTTGGGTCCAGTAGTTCTTTCAGCAAACTTGGTGCGCAGTTCGTCCATCTGGCTGGCGGTCAATGTCAGGTCAGTGCTGAGAATGCCGGAGCCTTGCGAACTGTTGGCATTGAATGCCGCGGCATTGGCCAGCAGCACCGAGTTTAAAAACGCAGTATCAACAGCGTGGCTTACCAGTGAATCACCGTTCAATAAGCTGCGGTTAGAAGCAAGTTTGACGTGCAACATATCGCGCGCAGGGATCAGCACGTCCAGGTTGCCTTTGTTTAGGAACTCGTAATCCGAGGAAGCGTCATAGTAAACCGCGCCGTCAGGCGACAGCACCGCGCGTTTTTCTTTACCTTGTAGCGGCCACAGGGCAATGATTTCATATCGGTCATTTCGTTGAACCTGGGCGTAAAAATTGCCGGTGTAAAACAGGGAAGTCACCAAGTAGGTGATGAACTCAACCTGCGTTTGCATCGGGTTCGGGTACCGCATGACGCGGAAGGCGTTGCCGGAGTCTAGCGTTTTCCAGCCGCCCTTTCCTGTCTTTTGCTTAACATCGATGCCGGCGCCGCCAAGCGCCATGACATAGCACTGCACCAGCGCATAGATGGTCGCGTTGTCGCCCCTGGCTCCGCCAAGGCCACGCTGAAACCCATCCCCGAAAGGGATGGGGAAAACATTTCCGAACTCGCCTACGCCGGCCGTTGGGCGCCATTGCCCTTCGGCAGCCCAGCCGGTGTGGAACATCTTACGGATGAAACCCGGAATCAGCTTCATGGGTTAAGGTGCCGCTGCAATAACTTCAAATGCCAGTTGCGCCGTTGGTGCGCCGGTTTCGTTTTGCACAATGACAGACTTCAGACCGAGAGAAGTATTGGTGGGGACATAGGCGATCACTTCCGTCGGGCTGATGAAGTCCGTGGCAAGCGCTTTGGTCTGTAACTTGACCACCGAAGTTTCGTTGAAGTTGGTGCCTGTGACTTTAAATTGACTGCCGGGCGGTCCAGATTGCGGGTCGATTGAGTCTGCCGCTGGCGCTGGTGCAGTTACTGCAACAAAGGGAAACTGGTTAGGGAATTTCATTTGCCAGCCGGGCGTCCACTCATTATGTTCGTCCCAATACTGAAGTGTGCCCGCGCGTACACCGGCTTCGGCGGCATCGCGGGTTGCAAAGTGAATAAATTTTCCGTCCCAAGCGGAAACGGTGTCTTGTCGATCTGCCATTTTGATTCTCCAAGAGAGAAAGCCCGACCGAAGCCGGGCTTTCTGTTTTCAACGATTACCAGGAAACGCCGGTCAACTGCTGTACTGCACCGGAGCGGAACACTTTCCAGTCCAGTTCGATCATCATGCGCAGACCGAGGGTATTGGTCTGGTAGAAGCTGCGGACGGGAGTGGTGTCACCGCCGACTTCAGCCGGCGCAGTGTCCTCCTCATGGACGGTGGCCTGATCGCTGCCCATGAAGGACGGAGCGCCGCCGGCGCCGCCGACTTGCGAGGCATCCACCAGGAACACTTCAGAGTCCACCACGTTCAAGCTGGTGATGATCGGATAGCCGAGGAAGGTGTTGTTGGCCGAAACGCTTGGGAAGGCCAGGGTGCCGGTCGGGGTGAGCGACAGTTCCAGACCGATCTTGCGCTGCGGGTCCATGATCCAGACAGGACGGCCACCGAGTTGTGCGGCTGCCATACGCTGCAACATGCCGCGAACGTCGGCAGTGATATCTGCCGAGGTGTTGCCGGTGGACGGCACGCTGTTGGCGCCGAGTGCATTGGCAATACCGGCAGGCTGGGTTGCGGAACCGGCACCGGTGCCGAGGAACACGCTATCCAAAGCAATGGAAGTGTCTTCCAACATCCACTTGCGGATCAACTGCTCGATGTTCGGGGTCGAACGGCGCAGCATTTCCTGGGTGAAGGTGGAAATAACAGCCATGGATTTTGGAGTCAGTACCATGCTGGTCAGTTGGGTGCCTTTGACCGGGATCGGTGCGCCTTCAGCACGGAATGCACCGGCAATGTTCTTCGCACGGCTCAAACGCATTGGAATGTAAATGCTGTTGAAATTGTCGAAGGTGTAGCGTTCCAGCGGCATGGCAGCGTACACCGAAGTCGGGGTCAGCAAATCCATGAAAGAAGCGTAGGCTTGTTGGGTCAACTCTTGTGCCCAGCCGGCTACGTTGGTCAGCGCCGGGTTTTGCGTGGCTTTGTTCACCAGGAAATCATTGACGGCTTTGGTTTGGTCGTATTCACGATCTTTACCGTAGCGCTGTTCCAGGACTTGAGCAATCGGCGCCTTGGTGACGTGTGATTCAAAGGTGGCCAAGGCCGAGCGCACGATCAGGTTGAAGGGGTCTTTGACTTCGCCACGGTTGTGGATGATCGCCGGGGACGCGGCTTTGCCCGCAAAAGCAGCCTCCGCGCCGCGCAGGGTGTTCAGGCTCTTTTGAGCGGCTTCGATGGTAGCTGTAAGTTCGGCCACCTTGTCTTCGGCGGCCTTAACCGCTTCCGGGTCGGTTTGGTCGATTTCTTCAAGCGACTTGATAACGAGAGTAAGTTGGTCTTTAGCGGCGATTTCTTCGGCTTGCTTTGCTTTGATTTGGTCAGACAGAGTTTTCATGATAGTTCCTCAACGGTAAAGCCCGGCACGGGCTTTCATTAAAACGATACGAGCGTGAAGGTTGTGGCCGCTATTGGCATCAGGGTTGACAGGCTCAAACAACGAATTGATCTCGTCGTCAGAGAACGAAAAGGATTTGGCGATCATCAGCGCTTGCGGGTTCATCGGGATCGTAACCAGGCTGACTTCAAGCAACTCAGACTTGGTGATGATGCTGCCGCGGCCGTCTGGAGTAGACTTGCGCTCCACCGGGATAAACGACACCGATACCGCTTTCAGCATACCTTGCGAAACCATCGAGCGCGCGAAGTCCACCATCTTGCTGGTGCCTTCGGCGGCGAAGTTCAACCGGCCAGTCAGCATCGCGTCCGACTTCTTCAAGTTGGACCACGCGCCGATCGGCTCTTGGTGGTTGTGCATATACAGGGCGACGGGGTTGGCCTCAAACGGCCGAGTATCGATGCCTTTAATGACAAGACTATCTTGCACGCGATCAGGGGTGGGCGTGGCAAGGACGAAATCGTAGGTGTCTGCGATGCGAACACCGGCTTTACTTACTACATTCATGGCGCACTCCCATGCGTCAGTTTGTCGGATTGTACCATATTTGGAACAATCTATCCAATTAATGCACCAATGTCTACGGCTGTTGTCTTTCCGTCGAGGCACGGGAAAGCCGCCATGACGGCCGCTACCAGCGGATCGATGCGTTGACTGGTAGCCGACTTGTCCAGCTTTTTGTTGCCGGCCGGATCGCTGACCGAGATAGCATTCGACACCGCCATGTTCAGCAGCGGGTGGTTGCCGTGGCGCACGCGGTTCTGCAAAAGTGCGGTTTCAAAAGCGGTAAGCCGCGGGCTGAAGTCGCGGTAGCCCTGGCCGACGGGAATCCAATCGACAGGCTCAAAACCTTCAGCCGTCGCGGCTTTGCGGAAGTTTTCAATGTTCCATCGGTCGAACTGCACCGACGCCACCATCATATCCTGTGTCTTCAAGTACAGGAACTGCGACACCCAGGAATAGTCGATGGTTTTACCGGGCACGGCGATAAGGTGGCCGGAGGTTATCCATTGCTGGTAGGGTGCGCGATCGCGCCTGGCTTTTTCTTCCAAACCGTCTTCCGGTATGAAAACAAACGGCATCAAATGCACGTCGCCATACTCGTCGGCGGCAGACAACACGGCCGCGGTCAAGTCGTTTCGCATGGACAAGTCCAGGCCGATATGCACCGGCACCCGGTTGAACAGGTCGAGATCGATCGGCTTGTTGTTTTCCTTCCATGTACTCGGCGCCACCCACAGGTTCTGCAAACTGATCCGCTGGTTCAGCAGCAGGTTGCGCACCATCGCTTCCTGGCTCGGCAGCCGCGACGCCTGCTTGAGTTGCTCCTCAAGGTCTTTGATGGAGCGGAAGCTGCCCAGGCCGGGGTTGGCCTTCGCCCACTGCTTTTTGTCCATCAGGTCGCAGTCTTTGTCGGCGGCGTAGACGTGGCAGACGGTGTGCGGGTCGCCCGAACGGGCGGCGTCGTCGATCCATTGCGACAGCATATCGGCGTCGCTGGGCGCCTGCGTGCTGATAACGATAAGCAAGGGGTCGATGTGGGCGCCCTGGCTGGTGGTAATGGCTTCCACGAAAGGGCTTGATGGTCCGATAATCTGGCCAACTTCATCCAGGATCGCCAGCTTTGGGCTTAGGCCGTGCGCGGTCTTGCCGTCGGCCGCCAGTGCCTTGAACTCCGAACCCGTGGTGGCCGATATGATTTTCTTCGTGGACGGCACCGCGCGCAGCTTAATCGCCAGTGTCGGGTTTAATTCGATCATCTTGGAGGCCAGGTTATGCACCAGGCTGGCTTGGTCGCGGCTCATGGCGCCACTGATAAGCTGGCTGTTCATGTGGCGGCACGGACCTACCAAGTGTGCCAGCAGCAGAATAGCGATCAGGGCCGTTTTTCCGTTCTTCCGGGCAATGCTCAAGATAGCGCGCCGGGTGATATGCGGGTTGTCGTAAATGGCGATGATGAACCGCTGCTGGAACTCGTCAAGCCGGATCGGCTGGCCAACCAGTTTGCCTTCAGGTACCCGGCAATAGCGTTCTGCGAATAGGCAGACCTTTTCGCCCAGGGTCAAGTTTTCCGGCTTTACCCTGCGCCAGTCACGGAGTTTTACCACCGGACCACACAGGTTGTACTCCGGGCGCTTACCCGACGAGATCGCCGTCTTCTTTGTCTTCATCAGCCATTGCCTTTGCTTCTAGGGCGTCCCGTGCCCGATCGCCAATCGTGCTTTTGGTGCCGACGGTGTTGGAACTTATGCGGAAAATAGCCAGTTTCGCCATGACAGAAACGATCCTTCGCTCAAGTTGATCTACGGCGCTGAAAACCGGGTTAAGCACCTCCGTTCCTTTGGCGTTGGTAAGGGTCAGGCCTTCCATTTCCAGGCGATAGTTGTACTCGTCGGCCTGCGCCAGCCAGCCGGCCACCCGCGTTAGCGCGATTATGTCGGGTTTAGCCCACTCATACGACGGCCGGGATTCCAGTAGGGAATAAAAATAGTCTTCGCCTTTGGGCGGCAGGGTGGAGTATGGCGCCCAAGTTATCGTGGCGACGTTGGCTTTCTTTTTGGTGGATAGGTTATTAGCCATACGTGTTCGGACACTCCTGGATCGCCGGCGGGTTAAGCGCGGTCGCCGGCCGGTTGCGCGCGGTCGCGGCGGGTTTACGCGCGGTCGTTTTCGCCAGTTTACTACGGAAGCCGTTTAAAACCAAAGCGCGCAGGCCGCGGAGTGCCGCGCGCGGGCGCGCGGGCGCACTTGAGCGGCGGCGGCACCAGGCAGCCCGGTAAACCCCACTTCGCATAATAAAGTTGACGGGGGCGGTTTTGGGGAAAATAAAAA